TGGGACTTTAGAGAGTTTGGTGGATTACCACCAAGCACAGATGCTAATACAAACGGTGATATTAATCTTGTTGTCGATGCTTTAGCAGATGATGGTAATATGTACACAGTTATAGCTGAGTTCATTAAAACACCTTCATAAGGAGTAATATATGGCTGTATCAGATTCTACAGATTTCAATCTGGATGCCGCTGAGGTTATCCAAGATGCTTACGAAAGATGTGGTATACAAGAAGTAAGTGGTAAAGATTTACGTTCAGCTGTACGAAGTATGAATTTACTTATGGCTGAATGGGCCAATCGTGGTCTTAACTTATGGACTGTAACACTTGGCACACAATCAACAACTGCAAGTGATAATGATTATGCACTAAGTACAAACGTTGTGGATCTTTTGGAGGTTGTATTAAGAGATTCAAATAATATTGATACAACTTTATCTAGAATTAGCCGTGCAGATTATCAGATGTTACCAAATAAAAGTTCTGAAGGTAAATCTTCTCAATTTTACTTTGAAAGAACAACTACACCAACTTTATATTTATACCCAACACCTGATGTAGCAACATATACAATAAGGTATTATTATCTAAAAAGATTAGATGACATCGATGTACCCACTGATGATCCTAATGTACCTTTTAGATTTTTACCTTGCCTAACTGCAGGAATGGCTTATTATTTGGCGATGAAAAAGGCTCCTCAAATGATGCCTCATTTAAAACAGGTATACGAGGAAGAGTTTAAGAGAGCTATGGATGAAGACAGGGATAGAGCTAGTTTTAGTGCTGTTCCTGGAAGAGCTTATTTTAATAACTATTAATAGGAGGACCTAAAATGGAAAAACTAAATGAACTAAAAGACTGGGTGATGAATCTTGATAATAAAAAAAAGATCGCTATCGCTGCAGGTATTGGTGTTTTAATTTTTATTATAGTAGTTAGTTAATGGAACCTAGATCTTCAACAGATTATATAGTTATCCATTGTGCAGCGACTAAACCTAGTATGGATATAGGAGCTGATACTATTCGTGATTGGCATGTTAATGGCAATGGATGGCGCGATATTGGTTATCATCTTGTAATAAGAAGGGACGGATCTATTGAAAAAGGTCGTGACATTAATGATTCTGGCGCACACGCTGCCGGATACAATTCTAAGAGTATTGGTCTGTGCTTGGTGGGTGGCATGGCTGAAGATAATTCTGCTGAAAATAATTTTACTGCACAACAATGGACTAGTTTACTAGCAAAAGTTAAAGAATTATTAGTTGATTTTCCTAATGCCAAAGTTATTGGACATAATGAAATAAGTGAAAAAGAATGTCCATCCTTTGATGTTCAAAAATGGAAGGGAGATAATTTATGAATTTAAGATTTTTTAAAAAAAACGTCGTACGTTGGAGACTACAATTAATATTTAATGTTGCAGTAATTGTGGTGTCAGCTGTATTAGTTTGTGAGGTATTAGTATGATTCAGATGTTAATTAAACCATTACTCGGCGTAGCTGGTGATATGATTAAAGGCGTCGTTGATACTAAAAAAGCAAAAGCCGAAGCGAAACTAACTGAGATCAAAGCTGCTACAGCACTGAAAGAGCAGCAGATCGCCGGAAAAGTGTCGTGGGAAGCATCAGCTGTAGACCAAATGAAAGGCTCGTGGAAAGACGAGGTCAGTTTAGTTGTCCTACTTTTTCCGGCCGTTCTCGTTTTCGTTCCTGGTTGTCAAGAATACATCAAAAGTGGCTTTATCGCTTTGCAAGAACTCCCAACGTATTATCAGCATTTATTATATATA